TGATAATTGAGAGTACGAAACCGCCTCAATCGTGTGGCTTGGCGTGTTTGTGCCAACGCCCAACAATACATTAGAAGCATCCCAAAACAAATTGGTGTTGTCTTCAGAATAGATGCCAGAAGTTCCGGCAAAAACTACGCTCCCCGGAGTAAAAGCTGTTGCTGTTCCTGTCCCGCCGTTGCCAACGCCGAGAGTTCCACTCACATGAGTAGTCAGACCGATCTTGCCCCATGAAGGGGCAACACCCACCCCGCCAGAAATTAGCGCGTTGCCCGTGGCAACATCGGCAAGTTTGGCAAGGGCATTCGTTGCACTTGCGTAAAGCAAGTCGCCCACAGCATAAGTATTGAATCCAGTGCCGCCATTGGTGGTGAGCAAAGTGCCGTTGACATGAGTTGTGAGGCCAATTTTTCCGTAACTAGGCGCAATTCCTACGCCATTAGTAATCAGCGCCAGCCCGCTAGTAGTCGCGGCAAGCCTAGAGAGCGCCGTAGTAGTAGATGCGTAGAGAATGTCTCCCACCGCATAAGACGCCTGCCCTGTGCCTCCGTTGGTGGCTCCCAAGGTACCGGAAACGTGGGTGGTGAGTCCGACCTTTCCGTAAGACGGGGCTAATCCTATGCCGCCCGATAACAGCACGTTGCCCGTAGCGACATCCGCCAGCGATGCCCATGTATTCGATGCGGAGGCGTAAATGATGTCCCCGGTCGTTGCGGTGGAGAGTCCTGTCCCGCCGTTGGTGGGGCCGAGAGTTCCGCTTACATGCGTTGTGAGTCCAATCTTTCCCCAGCTCGGAGCCACTCCCACCCCGCCTGAGATAAGAGCATTTCCGGTGGCCACATCAGCAAGTTTTGCCAGCGTTGAGGTGGTGTTCGCATATAACAGATCCCCAACAGCATAAGTTGTTTGCCCGGTTCCACCCTTATCCGCAGCAATCGTTGTGGCGCTCCATGTGCCGGTGGCGACCGTGCCCAAGGTGGTGATATTGGTTGATCCTGCCCATGTGGAAAGGGCGGTGTTTTCCACATTGGAAAGGCCCACATCGGTTTTAGTGACCGTGTCCCATGCCGGTGCCGCCGACACTGTTCCTGTGCCTGTTTGCCGCAGGAATTGGCGTGTAGTGGTGATGTTGCCGCTAAGTTTTGCAAGCGTGTTAGCGGCAGAAGAATACAGAATGTCTCCTAACGCATAAGTTGCTAAACCAGTTCCGCCATTAGTTGCGCCCAAAGTTCCCGCAAGTGTAATGGCCCCCGCGGTCGGGCTTGATGGCGTTAAGCCAGTGGTTCCGGCGCTAAAGGTGGAAACACCAAAGCTCGACAAGCTAGTCCAGGTGGGCGCGCCAGTCCCCCCAGAGGTCAAAAGCTGACCACTTGTGCCTGCCGGAGAAATTGATACGCCGATGCCGTCGCTGTAAGCAATCCCGCCAGATACAAGGCCGCCGTTTAGGTTGTACGATGCAATCGTCCCTAACTGCGGATCAGAAGGAAGGCAATCAATCTGGTTTTGTGCAGACCTGGCGGCTTCTTCATACTGCGCCATCATTGAAGCAAGCTGCGCTTGGTCATAAACAATGCCAAGCTCGCCTAAAACGTCTTGTGCTTGCGGGGCAATCTGTAAATCTTCAAGCGTTACAGACGTCTGTCCTGAACCTGTAAGAGTAAAAAGGTTCAGGAAAAACCTGTACCATTCACGCGAAATCAACCCGGTTCTTGGGTCAATAAAATCAACTCGCGGGGCAGGAATCCGAGTAATGTTTTCAGGCATCGGTGCCGTCCAAAATAAGCTCTGCGCCCATAATCATAACCTTCACCGGGTCAGTGCCTGACACCTCATAAACGCGGTCACGAATTTTTGTGGTCATGCCAAGCCTGCGCCAAATCGCTCTGCGGCCATATTTGCCGATCTTGCCCATGCTGACCCATCTATCGCCGTTCCATGTGTGGCCGCCATCGTCCGACCACCGCAGCATCATTTGAGGATCGCTTCCTTGCCCGTTTTGCAATCCAACGCCAGTCTCACAATCAAGTTGCAAAGAATGATGCGCCGTGCGTTTTAGATTGTTCTGACTTGTCGGCAAAGCTCGCCATGATCTAAGCCACTTGCTAGTGACACCAGCATCATCAAAAACATCAAGATCAAACGCATAAATTTTGCCGTTTTCATAATCTCCAATGACAATTTCACCATTGAAGTTCATTTGGCAGTTGCCTCGATGCCGAGTGAAAGCCCCATCATTAAACCCGGCACGCTCATGCCAAGTCTGAGTGGATACGTCATACACCCAAGTGACATTGGCCGAGGGAAACGTCAAGACGTAAAAAGCGTGTCCATCTTGCTGATAAGTGTATGCAACCGCATCTGATATTTGCGCATACTGCTGGATGTGCCACTCTACCGCATGAGTCGATATGCGCTGTCCAGTGTAGCCATTAGCCCTATATACAATCCCATTACCGCGTGTATCTGACCCAAGCCAAAACAACCCGTTGTCCAGCTTAGCCACTGAGTAAGTGGCAGCACATCCAATTTCATTGAAAGCACCTTGAAGTCTTGTCAAAGGGAAATCAGGATTGCCCGCGTCATACCAAACTTCGACGGAATTAGTGCCAAAAAGCCAAACTTCTCGATGATCAACAATCGACGAAACAAGGTTATCTGGAGAGCCTTCAGCACTTGCAAAGTCCAAAGGATCGATGCTGGTTCCTTCAAGCAATTGCGTCACCCAAACTTTTTGGCTGTTGGGTTCAATAAAAACAAAGTATCCGTCCAAATATCCGACAGTCACCGCCCCAGGAAAGTCTGGATCCGTTATTTGTTGGAATACGTTTGTTTGAGTGTTGTAGATGTAACTAGGGCCATTGCAGGCAATGAATATCTGTATCCCATTGTCCGCCATGCTTACCGGGCCGGTGCCTAGAACCGATCCGATCAAAATCGCTGAATAATTGCTATCAATCTGATAAAAAGACGTCCCAGATACCACATACCCATATCCTTTGACTTCCCAAAGCCCACGAATCGGGCCGCTCCCGATTGTCGCCAACAAACGAAGTCCTGGCGCTCGCTGAAGGAATGCCGACTCTTTGCCGCCCTCTGGGACAATCTCAGGGAAGAGGTTAACCATGCGACTATCCGCAGCATTGACGCTGCGGGCCACATAGCTAGAGCCTAGGATTGGGCTTTTCATCAATAGTTGCCCGCATACACATTAAACCGCTGACGAGTTGCCACAAGCGAGTATGGCAAGCTCATGATGTCGTCAGGATTGTTGATGCGCTTGATGTTGCGCTTGGCAGACATAGCAATCCGCTGCACTTGACGAGAAGGTTCCACCCCAAACTCAGCCGCAATTTCGCATGCCAAGTTGTAGCGGAAAGCCCTCAGATAGCCCGGCGGGAACGCTAAGGTTGTGGCAAGGGTGGCAGGCTGAGAAAGCGGCTCCACTGAAATAAAATGCCATTCCAAAGCCCTAGTTGGCTTTGGATAAATTGTCATGGTTACGTCAGGAAACGTCTCATTGACAAAAATGACCTGTGGATAAGTAGAGGTAACCGTTTTTACCGCGATGCCGTCATATTGCTGCTGATTGATGAACTTAATGCCAAAAGATACATTGGTGGTCGGGTCGCGGTAATACGTTGCATCATCTAAGCGAGCTGGTCGAAGCCCAACAAAATCACCCGAAGGCCCAAGGGTTCGAGTGATTTCATCTGTCGGCCAAGTAAAAGTCTGGTCTTGAGTGGAAAAAACGGACAGTCTTTCAATGTTCCACGAATCAATCATTTGATTCATGGCAAAAAGCGCGTCGGCGGAAGTCTCAGACGAAGGAACTTCGCCTTCGGCCAGCATTCCAATTAGCCTTAAAGCTCCATTGATGATGTCGCCAGCCGTTGCCATGTGTTCCCCTTATGCCGCCACTTTTGGCGGCCTTCCTCGCCGCCTAACCTGAAGCTCATTTACCGGAGCAGAATCGTCCTCTTGCTCTAGCTCATCTGGATTATAGCGCACCCACCCATGCTCTTCATCAAACTGAGCTTCCATTTCTAGGGTGGCAATCTTAGTGCCGTGTCTTTCGTGTTTTAAATAGATATTCATAGAGTAAAACGGGGCCGAAGCCCCGTTCTTTAAGCAGTGATACCGATGTTTTTTAATGCAACACGAATTGCATTGATAGCAGTTGCCAACTCGGTGCCAGTCGCAGTATTTGTAACAGCAGTAATTGCGCCAGCTTGAACAACTGGAGTCACCCCGTAAAATCCGGCAGTTCCTCCAGATTTGCCCATGACAGCCCCGTCGAGTTGCTGATCTTCATACGCAACGCCGATTGCTTTAGTGTTAGGCATAACAATCCTTTCAAAAACGGGGGCCGAAGCCCCCATTTAAATTTAGGCGATTTTGTAAACAACGTATGCCGCGTCGCCGGTTTTACGGAAACGGAACAGCGCGCTAGTGGCAGCAGCCAAAGAAACAACAGCGTTACCGCCGTTGGTTACGCCAGTGCTGAGAGCAAACGCCGCCGTGTAAGTCGCTGCGGCTGCATTGATAAGCGCCAGATCAAACGTGCTGCCAACGCGAGCGTTGGGAATAGCAGCGTCAATCAGCGCAGCCGTAGGCAACGTAAGCGTTGCATTAGCAGTCGGAGTGGCGACGAGCATTCCGCCAACAATTTGAGCAGCCGTCAAAGTGGCAGTATCGGTAGCCGTTTGCGGAGCAGCGGAAGCACTAAGAATAGTTTCGTTGTTATTCCCTGCGCCGACCTGATAACCACCTGCACCATTAGGAAGAGCCATGATGTAATCCTTTCAATCGTTAAGAATCCCCCGGCGAACCGGGGGAGAGCAAGATTAGCCCCAGAGACGGCAAGCCATTTGCGGACGAATCGCGCTGTAGCCGTACAGTACATCAACCCGGCAAGGCATACGGTCATTGTTGATGTCGTACTGACGCACAACACGCAGGCTGATACCGTTATGCACAGCACGCGAGGCCATATCCACACCTTGCGGCAGGAGAAGGTCAGCGGTGGCAAACGTGATCGCATCCTTGTGATACACAAGGTTTTGAGCGTATTGCGTGTTAGCCGAACCAAGCATGGTGATGGTCTTGCTGTTGCCAGCCAAAGCATTAACGGTCGCCAGAGCATGCGCGGAAGAATACATGGCCGGGTAGAACTTCAGCGTGCCGGTGCTGGAGGCGGTCAGATCTTCCGTCACCACGAACTGCTGAAGCGAGCCAGTGGATTCGCGGGTCTGCGGATTGACTGCATACACATCAGCGATGGTGAAAACGTCGCCAACCTTCCAGGTTTTGCTGGATCCGGTGAAGGAAATGCTGATTGAGGTTGCGCCTTCGGTAGTAACAGCAGCAGCGGTGCTGATGGAAGTGCCCCAATCGCCGGTGGTGTGCTGTTTGATCGACTGAGACATGTTGATTTCGTCAAAGCCAAGCACGCCAGTACCCATCATGCCATTTTTAAACTGCTTTGAAATGGTATCGGTGGGATTAAAGAGGCCTTTCATACCTTCCACCAGGCCAGCGTTAGCAGCCGGATTCACAGTGGCGTAGCGGGGCGACATAACAGCGGCGTTTTCGTTCAGCTTCTGCTGGGCTTGCAGCAACACCAGCGAGGTGCTTGGAGTCGTGCCAGGGGTGCCAACGCTATTGCCGATGTACTTGTAGGCATTGGCGACGTCAGCATCAATAGACGACGCCAGCTGGCTGATACGAGGCTTCAGCACGCGCTCTGCGAAGTCGTCCAATTGCATCGTCAATTCAGCAGACGTAAAGTTGATGCCGATATGCTTTTGCGAGGCGACAGACAAAGTGGTGTATTGCTCGTTGTCGTCCTGAGTTTGCAGGGCGGCACCGTCGGTCACCAGAGCGCGGTCCGGCAGGCGGATACGCAGGGTGGAGCCAATCTTCGCGCCTTCAACAGCAAACGAATCGTCGTATTGGCGGTTGACGTTGCGGGTGAGCACCAGGTTGTTCTCAAGGATTTCGAGAGTTTTCCGGGTGATCATGTCAATGGTGAGCAAATTATTTGCCATGATGTTTCCTTAGAAGTTAGCGGTTGCGTTGCGCCTCAAACTTCCGCATTTGCCTAGCCCTTTCCGCTTCGATCCATTCCGACACGCTCATGGTTTTAGTTGAGCGGGGGTCGGTGGTGTCATAAGCAGGCGCACCAGAGGTACGCGCAGTGACAGGGGCAATCGGTGCCGGGGCGCTAGTTGTTTTCTTCGCGGGCGGATTATCGGACAGTTTTGCCTCAATCTTCCCGATTTCCTTAGCTTGCAAGAATGGCGAAAGACGGGAAATACGGTCAGCTTCTTTCGGATTAGCCCCAAGGTAATACGCCACATCAGGGCCAATATCAGAAGCCTGAATCGTTTCAGCCATCACGTTAGTGATTCTCAGATTCGGGTTGTATGCGACTTGTTCAAAGTCCTCATATTTCTCCCGCGCCTGTTCCTCACGCTCTTGATAACCTTCAAGCACAGCCGCTTGCTGTTTGGCCTGCTCACGCTGCGCAATCAATTCCTCAGCCTTACGATATGCCAACGCTTCCGCATAGGCTTCGGGGCTTTCAAACTGATCTACAGGCGGGAGATCGGCAGGAGGTGCAGACCTTACGGTTTGCGCTTCCTCCGCCCTGCGCTGTTGCTCTCGTTCCCACTTCCTCTGCTCTCTTGCGAGCCTTTTGCCGATAGCCGCGTCCAGTTCTTCTTGTGTGAAGGTCTTAGGCGCTGCTTCGACAACTTCCGGCGATGAAACTTCGGGGGCAGGCGATGCCGTCTCGACCTGTTCCGGCGCGGGTGCTTCCGCTAATGCTGCGACTTCTTCAGTCATGGTTGATTCCTATGGAATCCCTGGTCTACCGGGCCAGTACGGTGGTTTTATTCATAAATCACAGTGAATTCTATAGTATTTGCAGCAACAATATACAATCCTTTGCTAAACCAAATTCCCGCAGGGATGGTCAGATATTGAGTGCCAGCAGTAACGGTGATGGTATTGGCAATTTTAGGATCAGAAGTGCTTGCGGTGTCAGAGTCATACACAGCCAAAGTGCCGCTGGTCGTGCTGGACACTTGGATGCCAAAAAGCTTGCCCGCGCCAACTTTGACTTGATTGCTTGCAGACAGTTGTTTGTAAAGGGCCATGATTAACCTATCGAATTTTTAACTAAAACAAGAATAAACATGCAAGACACGCCGTTGTTTGCTGCACTTCCAATGCCCGTTGCTTCAACATCCGTCTTTTCTGGAATGGCGATAGGATACTCGAACGCATAATCCGCAACGCCATTGTTAACAGTGGTAACCGCCGCCGTGCTTCTAATGTTGTTTGTGCCAGTTGTCAGCAATCTTCCGCGAACTTGGGTGGTGCCTACAGCCTGTCCCGCAGAGAAAAGACCCTGGGCAAGATAGCCGGTGTACCCTCGCGGAACGGTGTAATGCCCCGTCACCGTGTTGTTAAAATCATACTTTATGATGTTATAAACGGTTGCGGGAACGCCCGCAGTTACCGTTCCGGTGCCGATGTAAATATCCCCCGCCGCGCTGTTTCCACTTCCTGCGGAGTCCACATAAGCATAATTCACCCGAAAAAACAGGTTTGACGTCAAAACTTCGGTCAAACCGTTAAGGGTTACCGTCTCAGAGATTTCGTCAAAATCTTTGTTCAGCCCCTGAATAACGATGGTTCTAGCACCAGTCCCTGCCGCCGTGTCGTTGGCGCTGGTGGAGCTTACCTTCATTTGTAATGCGGCAGCAGGATGCGCAATGATAGATTGCAGGGGCCATACCGTAACCTCAGTGGTATCTACGTCCGGGTTGTACCCAAACACCACTACGCTTTTATGGTTAGGAATGTTGCCGCGGGCCACTTGAAGCTCAAAAGGCTCGTTTTTCCCGTACTGAGTTTGCGAAACAGGCGAAGTCATGCCAGAAACCTTAATTTGTACAGCGTCGAGAGGTAAAGACCCACAATCTCATCGATTATGTTATGCAACGCGGTGCAGTCTTTATCCACCACTTTGTAGCGGTTTGCCTCAATTTCGTCCATTTGATCCTGCAAAAATTCTATGATATTTGCAGTTTTTTTGGCAGATTGCAGCGTAATACCGCCGATCAAACCATATTTGCCTTGATACGCCTCGGCAAACGAATCCGCCAGATCAACAATACCCTCATAGAACGCCTGCAAAGCCACATGCTTTGCATAGCTTCTGGTGTTCAAATGCACCGAATGGGCAACGTCACGCCCAAGGAACAGCAGCCCTACAAAATCCGCGCATTTCATTGCATTTGCCCCATTTCTTGCTCGTTTTCACCCGGCAATTCATGCCCCGGCATTTCCCCCACCAGATCGCCAGAGGTAATCATTCCCGCCACCGTGCCCATGACAATATCTTGAATCTGCTCGGGCGACATGCTTGCCTGAACCGTGCTAATTCGCTGAGTTTCGGCCTGATATGCCCGAACTTTGGCGTCAAATTCCTTGATCTCCAAATCGCGCGCCTCCATCGATTGCGACACGTTTTGCAGCATCTGGTGCATGTGATCCAGCTCCTGACCCATCGCCTGCATCTGTTGTTGCGCGGCCATAAGTTCAGGCGGCATGTCGTTTTCGTCTTGCAGAAGCTTGGGGTCAATCATCTTCTTGAGACGCTTGGCAAGCTCATCAGATCCCGGCCAATCAAGATTCTGCACCAGCAGGTCACCCGCAATAGTCCAAAGCTGAGGATTGCCTTGCAGAATCTGCGCCATGCTTTCGGCGGCCTCTTGGCGTTTGGTCATGTAGCTCGGGCCGGTGGTCACGCACACGTCATACTTGCCCACGCCAGGGTTATAAATCTTCTTGATAACCGCGCCAGTTTCTTGATCAACGATCTTTTTGACCGGCTCAGGCTGAGTCGGGTCAATCATCGCCATGTCCGCCTCGCCATCAATCCCGATAATCCGTGCAATGCGCTGAGTGTCGTAAATCTTAGGGATAAGATCGACCAACTGGCGGGCAACATGGCGCACCGCTCGAGCCAAGTTATCCACATAGTGATAAGTGCCGGTATCAGACTGGCGCTCACGGGCAAGAATGGCCTTGCCTGACTTTTCGTTGCCCGCCATGCCAAGCGAGGCATCATACTGCGCCGTGGTCGCCTTGATGTCGTCGGAAGCGCCCACCTTGGCTTGGATCAAACCAGTTTGCGCCATCGGAGGCATGGCACGCTGAGGCAAGGGCAGCGGATTGCCTAAGCCGTCCGTCGCGTCTGGATTAACCTCCAGATAAGGCCAGTTTTGGGTATTGGCCGTTTTCCACTGCGTTTCGTACCCTTCGAACTGCCCACCGTAGCCTATAAATGGGGCTTTTGGGGCCAGGGCCAGCATTTCTGCTTCTTGGCTGACCCAGTAGTTATACATGCGCTGCGGATCTTTCGCGTTACGTACCAAGCCAGATAGATACACGCGCCCATCAACCTCAAACTCATTACCGACCACGCGCACGACAGGAATGTACTTGCCCGCCCAATCACGCTCTTCAAGAATTTCATAGCCATTGATTTTGCACCATTTCACCTTGCGACGATCCACGCGCCGAGTTTTTACCGGCTTCATGCCGGTGGCTTTAATTTGCTTGTCCTCAGGCGAGCCTTCAAACGCCGTGGCCCCGCCGTAATACAGGTTCAGCGTGGCAGGTTCGTACTCAACGTAAAAATACTCGGCAATCCGAATAGTGTTTTCGTTTAGCCATTGATTGATTGACTGATCGCCCACGCCCATCTGCTGCAACGTGGTGACCGGCGAGGCATCCGGAAACATGCGCTCGTAATCATCCTTGCTAATGTCCTCGGTGATAAAGCACCAGCGCGCATCAGCGCCGCATGGGTCTTGAATCATCGGGTCCATATAGACCGAGAAGGAATTTCGCACGCGCCCGATCTTAATGTCCTGATCGAACGTATCGTCGTCGCAATACTCAGTCAGGATGCGAATGTATCCTTCGCCATACACCACCTGGTTTTCACAGGCGGTGTCATACGCAACGTCGGCGTCGGAAATGTACTCAATGTGGCGCACAATGCCGTCATAAATCTCGGCTACTTCCGGGTCGGCCTGATCATCCACCGGGATAACCTTGCCCGCGGGCCGATTCTGGCGCTGATCATTGGTAACCTGCTTGACGTGCTGCGGCAGCTTGTTAATGGTCAAGCAAGGCCGAGCGTTGATGGTCTGCCCCTGCACCGCGCCACGAGTCGCCAGCACGTCTGCAGGCCACTGCCAGTGGTTGTCCGGCGAGCCTGCATAGAAACGCAAATCATCCAGCTCATCCTCTCGGCTTTCGGAATACGCAGAAATCGCCAGATTTAACCGGCTCCGCGCCGTAGATAGCAGATCATCATCACGCTTTGCCATTACTTGCCCTTTTTAGGTGCTGCGGCCTTGCGCTGCACCGAGTACGCAATCGCCACGGCCTGCTTCTGTGGCTTGCCATGCGCCATTTCAGTTTTTACATTCTTCGAAAAGGCAGCTTTGCTGGCTGATTTTTTGAGAGGCATTATTTTTTCCCCTTTGCAGTCTTGGCAGACTGTTGAAACGCTTTTTTGGTGGGCGCTCCAGGCTGTCCTGGTTTCCTCATCTTCTCGCCAGATCCAGCCTTGATTCGCGCACGTTTGGCGTGGATATTCGCATACAAACCCGGCTTATTTGCCACAATTCCACCTCTTCAAAGCCGCCCTAGCCCGCTCGCCATCTTTAGCCTTGGCCGCCACACCGCCCATGCGAGCGCAGAAAGACGCCTTACGCCCTTTATCTGCCTCGGTTTTTGGATTCGGGGCCGGAGCTTTGAGATTCGACCCTGTTTCGCGGTTGTATTTTGCTCTCCCTTTGGCCGTCAGTCCCGCGCCTTGCTTGGTCGGCAGCTTCTCACCACGCCCAACGGATAGCGACACGCTCTTTTTTGCCATCAGGAACCCATCCATCCAGTAGCGCCATAAAATGCGCGGGGTTTAGCATCAACAATTTCACGTTTTACTGGCTTTGCGCGGCGTATGCCCTCACAAGCATAGCGCAGGGCATCGATAACGTGGTTATTTTTGTCCTCAATTATAGGCAAAACCTCGTTAGTTTGCGGATCTATCTTGTAACTGTATGCATTCAGCTCATCGACGAGATGAGTGCAACGAGGATGCACCACAATATCGTGCGACTGTAGGAACGCAATGCCTTCCTCGACAGACCCCTTTCCCTTTGCCGCTGCCTGAATTTTAGGGTAGCCATGTTTCTGCATGTAGTTGATGGTTTCAGGCCGTGCCGAATCCGCTCTAATAAACCATTTGCGCGACTCTGGCACCCGATCAAACAGGTCAGGCAAATTCACAATCTCGCAGCCTATCATATAGGCTTCGTAATCAACGTAAAGTCGGTTGCCCTCAATCGAACACCGCACCAGCACAGACGGATCAACGCTGAAACCCCAGTCAGCGCCGAGACGATAAATTGTGCCGTCTGGCCGTTCGAACTCCTCGACGACCCAATTTTTGAAAACGCGGGCCTCGCTGTTTTTGAGATACTCACCGCGCCAGACGTGCTGCCACTTGTCCGGGTCACGCTTGCGGTCATAATTCATTTCATCCCGCAAAACATCAGGAAACCAGGGATTGTCCTCATAATTGACCGGGATCACCACGGCATCCGGCGGGGGCGTGTCACCACGCAATAGCACATCCACCGGATCATCGGCACTGTGCGGGTTCCATGTGAACCATAACTCGCTTCCAGGCTTACGAATCGTGGGTCGCAGCAGGTCAAGGCTGCGTTGCGACAAGCTCTGCGCCTCTTCCACCCAGGCGCGGTCATATCCTTCCAGCGACTTGATCGAGTCCGCTGTGTGATTCTGCATGCCCTGGAAGATGATTAGCCCCGACCCATGCTTGCACTTAATGACGGCATCCTGAACTTCAAAGTAAGCACCGGCATTCATTGTGGTGATTTTGTGCTCGATAAGGCGCTTGACTGACTGATTCAGCGACTTCTGAATCTCTCGCACGCACACCGAGGATTGCGACTGATCCATGATATGCGCCTCGATGAGCATTTCAGCGAAACAATGAGACTTTCCCGAGCCCCGCCCACCGAAAGCGCCCTTGTATCGGGCAGGCTTAAGCAAGGGCAACGCCCAGCGCGGGGTCTGAATCTTGAGTGTGGTCAAAACAAGTCTCCCTGTTTGGGCATCGCCTGAGCCGCAGCAATCCGCGCTTTGGCGATTTCTACATACTCTGCCTCACGTTCGATGCCGATAAACTGAAAGCCTTCCAGAATCGCTGCCTTGCCTGTGCTGCCGCTGCCTGTGAACGGATCGAGCACCACGCCGCCCGGCGGCGTCACGAGGCGGCACAGGTAGCGCATCAGGTCGGTGGGTTTGACGGTGGGGTGGGTGTTGGCGCGTGGAGTTTTGCTACCGCTGACGTGCAGAGATCGGTTGTTGCCCGTTTGATCTGCACGGCCATGAATTGGCGCTTGCAAATCAAAACCCTCCAGCCCCTCATCCCGGTCCCGCTTGCTGGCCTTGGCGCAGTAGAAGAAACGGGCGGCGCTACCATTGTTTTCATTGTCATTTTCTGATGTTCCCGAAGCGGATTTCGGAAACATCCCCATCACCTCATCGCTGCCGTCATGGATTAGGTTGGCGGGCCAGCGGCCTTGCGTGGTCGTGACGCTGTAATCTGCCGAATCTGGAATATCTGTTCTTCCCTCGCGTTCGCGCCATGTCTTCTGCGGATTGCGATGCTGCTCTATCGTTTCGCTGCCCACCCTGCACCCATCCACATTGATAGCTCCAGCCCCATGCGTCAGCACGTTCTCGGCCACCGTTCCGATCAGGGGCTTGCGCGCCACGGTGATCGGCTCCAGCGCGGGCTTGAGCGCGGTGCCCCAGCCGGACCATTGCTGCGCGGCAGGGGTTGCCGGGGCGGTGATGTCGTACTCAACGTTATGGCCATTACCGAAGCTGTCGGGGTCTTTTGTGCCAGCGCCCTTTGCGCGCCCCACAATCTCCCGCTCAGCTCCCGCCGCCTTGTCAATCGCCTTGCTCACATCCAGCGACTTCGGAAATCCGCTGGCATAAACCCAGGCAATCATGTCCCGAATCTCGAAGCCGGCATCCTCAATTCGCACCGCCATGCGGTGCTGGGTGCGAGTGCCGGCGAACGCCAGCAAATGTCCGCCAGGCTTCAACACGCGCAGGCATTCCGCCCACACCTCAACGCTGGGAACGTCGTAATCCCATCTCTTGCCCATGAAGCTCAGGCCATATGGCGGGTCGGTGACCACTGCGTCGACGCTGTTATCGGGCAAGGTGCGCAGTACCTCAAGACAATTGCCGTGGTGTATCACTCTTTAGCCCACTCAAGCATGCGCCCCGCCAAATACTCCACATCTTGCGCCAATCGAGACACAGCCTCACGGTCAGGCTGCGAATACGCCAGCTCACGCTGCAGCTCTGTGCAAAGCTTTTTAAGGGTCACAAGGTCAATCGCCGGATCGTACATGCTGCACCTTTATGCAAAAAAGTTCGAAAAGAGCCGGGTCCATCGCACGCTCGCCTAGCTCCCACTGTTGCCAGTTGCGAGTAGATCGATAGATCAATGCTGCGGCTTTGGAAGCGCTTAAACCCGCCTTGGAGCGGGTTTCGCGCACCTGTTGAGGGGTAGGGCTAGGATGCTGCACTAAAGCCCCTTAAATTGAGCCTGCCGGGCGCTTTAAGACCTGGCACAAATTCGACGGCGTAGAGGTAAAGACTCTTGGCATCGTCAAACGTGCAGGCGTGCTCGTAAGCCTTTGCAATGTTGTCCCAAGCTTGCGCCTCGCTTTTGTACGGCCCAGCCAGGATCACGGAGATCTTGTTTTTTTGTGCGGTGATGTAGTGCATCAGCAAGCCCTCGCCATGGCTTCGGCGTGGTCGCGCCGATCAAAGTAGCAAGAGCGCAGGCCTCGAGCCGTTTGAACTTGGTATTCCACCTCTTCGCCATCAGGCGCGTGAGTCACGATTAAGGTGGCGTTGCCGATCTTGTGGTAGGTGTGGTAGCCCATGACTGCCTCCGTGTTGTGCCCCGCCAAAGCGGGGCGCTTACGTTAAATGGCGCGAATTGCCCAAAAATTGCCAGTGTCTTTACGCGCAGCTTTTTGCGCTGCCTCATAGGTTTTGTGACGCGAGATTACGTCGCCTTGGTTGTACCCTGCGTATGCGTAAGCAACGATGACTGCGTATGCGTATTTCATGGCCTTGCTCCTGTCTGTTGTTGTGATGTGCTGCTGACCTGAATACTACGCACAACGTTCGCAGGTGTCAAGCATCATCCTCAACTTTTTTTGCCAGGGCGCGCTGCTCGATCACTTCTCCGACCACCACGCGCTCGATGCGCTCGATCTTGATGGGGCTGTTAGTGTCTCCGCCCACAGTAACTTTGTCGCCATAGCGTTTCGGGTCCCACTTTGCCAAAAGCTGCAAACGGGTCCAGATTCGATTTTTTTGCCAAGCGACATATCCTGAGTCAGTCCCCCCGTTTGGATTGCATGGCGGTGCCTCATCTGCGATTGCAAGGGCATCAGTTGCAATCACATCATGACCAGCCTCGCGCGCGCGTGCGAATCGTCCGGCCAGCTCTTTATCCGCATAGGTCCAGTCGTACCAAGTCGAAAGCCCAACGCCAATTTTTTTGACTGCTTGAGCAAGCGGAACACCGTTGCTTAAATCGGCCAAAATCTGGTTGGCTTTTTCATCGGTATAACTAGTTTTAGACATACCTACTCCAAAAACAAAATAATCATAAGAATAACGAAAGCGCAAACCATAATAGTTTCCATCATTCCCCCTGTATTTCAATTAACCTCTCAAGATAATCATGGGCTTTCTTCAAATCCTCCAGCCCGCCCTTATCCTTCCACCGCGCCACGTACTTAATCACATTGCCCCAGTAAAACCCCTGCAATTCTTCCCGACTCATCCAGGCTTGCATGGCGGTGACTGGCTCAATGTCTTTCTGGTAGTGCTTCCCACCCACTTGCATCACTTCCCCCTGATCATAGCACATTGTTCGTCATTGTACAATGTTCGCAACCCCTACCCCTGCCCCTGCCGAATCAACAATGCCCCTACCGCCCCTGACGTATACGTGTCAGGGGCAGGGGCGGGGCGTTTTTTGTTGATTTTTCCACAATCGCCCCTAAACGCCCCTAAAGCCCCTAGGGGCAGTCAGGGGCACTTAGGGGCACTTTTTTTGAGCCTCATTGCGCTGCCCTGCACCCCATCAATGACCACCCATCCATGCTCAAACGGCTCAATCGTCCCGGCGTTGAGCATGGGCGCGATGAGGCCATCGGCCCGGCTGGCCTCGGTTTTGTTCTTGGCTGTGCGCTCTGACATGCCATCAGATATAAGTAATTCCCTTAATGCGGAACGGCTTATATATGGTTTGTCTTCCCTTATTTCAGCGCCGCTATTAAACCATGCCCGCTCGAACGTCCTGACGTTCTCGTCATGCTTGGTTGGCTTCTTGTGTGGCTGCTCGGTGCTGGCGGTTTCATCTGGCACCGCAACGCAAGTCGTGGCAGGTTTGCCGAACTTGGTTATACCCATTTCCACTACTTCAAGCCGGAAATATATAATCTCCCCTTTACCCGGTAATTCCCTTTGTTTGGTTATAGTGGCAGACCTCACCCCGTCCTTTTCCATCACTTCAATTTCAGTATCAATATGTGCCCGAATCCCTGACCATCCTCGTGCGCCTTTGGCTTGATCTTTGCCGTTATGGTGGATGATCAGCATGGCGGCTCCGGTGGCTTGTGCTACTGCATCAAACCGCGCCATGACTGGTCCCATGTCCTCACCGCTGTTTTCGTTTGCCCCGGCGCTCATGCGTGCCAGCGTGTCGCCAATAATTAGGCGCACTGGCTGGCCCTTGATCTGCTCAATCGTTTTGACCAGTTCGATCACATCATTAGCGTCTCCTTCGTTGGCGTAAAAATTGAGCGGGACGGGCACCATTGCTAAGTTTGCTAAATCGCACCCAAAATGTTTTTTAATTGCCTGCATACGGGAGCGAATTGATCCGGGGGCTTCGCTGGCGAGATACACCACAAGGCCTGGGTCAATCTGGCGCTTAAAGAATGGCTGGCCGGTGGCGATGTGGGCGGCTAGGGAAAGCGCAAAAAATGTCTTGCCGCTGTTGCTGTCTCCGTATAGCACTGCCATGCTGCCGATGACCATAAAATCCTCGACCAGCTCATCGGGTGCTTCGTAGTCGGCTGACAGCCCATCGCCAAATACCACCTTGAGCTTGTCTAGCATGGTCTTGTCGGACTGTGGATTGAGCAGCCCCGCCAGGTCATGCCCTGCCTGTGCGTAGTCATTTGCATCGCCCTGGATGGATGGCATCACCATACGCGCCCCGTACTTGGCGCAGGCTTGCTCGGCGTATTTTTGGCCCACTCCGGATGCGTCGTTGTCGGCCACTATCACAATGTCCTGAGCCTGGCCGTTGATCTCGCGCATGGTGCAGGTGACGGGCACCAAGTTGGATGCGCTGTAGGCCACCACGACCGGCCTGCCGCTTACTTCGTGGATGGTGGCGGCGGTAGCGAAACCCTCGGCAATGTACAGCACGCCTGGTGCATCCATGGTGCCGATCATGCCAAATTTACCGCTCACGCTGCCACCAGGGTGATAAAGCTTGCCACCCTCGGCATCGATGTATTGGAGACTAGCGAGCGCACCGTCAGAGTCGAATAGCGGCACCATCAAGCGCCCGTCGCCCGTTATCTTGGCGCCGTGGGGCTGGATGCCTTTGCGTTTTAAATACGGGTGCTCAGGGCTGGCAGATGCGCCTTCAGACCAGATGATCTCGACGGTGCTCGCAGCGGCTTCATTTTGTTTCTTACGCTCCAGGTCACGGGCGGCTTTGGCTGCGGCAACGCGGGCGACATGGGCCATTTCATCGGCCACGGTCAATTTTCGGCCGGTGTCGGCCTTTACCGTTTGCTCAATTCCTTGCCGCCAATCGCCCCATATCATGGTGCAGATGCCGTCAGCGTGGCCCACGTACCAGCCAGACCTGTCGGTCTTTTTCGGGTCGGTGCGGAAGCGGCGAAGCTGGCCGTCTAATATGATTTCATCCGGTGGCGACACGCCCGCCGCTAGCATTGCCTCGCGAAATTGCACCTCTGGCGGTGCGTAGGTAGGTTCAGGTGGCGGCGACCAGGGGCCGCCCAATATCTTTGTGAGGTCAGCCATTACGCACCCCGGCGCTCAGGTAGTCAGACAGGGCCTTGATTACACGGTGCGTCGGGTTTGCTTCAGGGTCATTCATAATGCTGCGGATCGTATTCGGATGGACGGCAACAGCCCGCGCCACCACCGAGATTTTCCGATCCCGCAAGGCTGCGCGAATCTCATCAAGAGTCATTCTTTTTCCCTCTTTTGTTAAAAAAATTGCAATCAGTTGTTGCATTCTATCGGATGCCTTGCTATAGTACAACCACTGCACGAACGGAATGGCCGACGATGCAGACAGATAGGAGTAAAAAAATGAACACAAACAATTTTGCCGCACTATTGGATGCTCTCAATTCATTGGAAAACGCGGCAACTGCCGCGCTGGTTGTAATTAACAACGTGCGCCCTGATGGTCAAATTTGCGGCGATCTTTCAAAAGCAATTAAAGCCGCCCGCGCGGCAATTTCCAAAGCCACAGGGGAGAAAATTTGAATGGCAATCAATCTTAAACGTAGCAGCGCGTTAGTCACTGAAAGCCCATTTCAAAAGGCACAAAAAATAAATTCAACCGGATGTCAGTCTGATTTGGTTTGGAACGGTAAAAATTTTGTTTCATATGCGAAGGCATATCAATTAATGGATTCACAAATAGTGAGCATCGTTTGGAGAGGGCAAGACCCAAAAACCAAACAAGAATTTTTTGATTTTTATAAAGAACTTCACCTCGCAATTTTTGGCCGTGAATTTCACGGTGGTGTTATTCAGACTGTTTGAGGAGGTTGTTATGGCAATCAATCTAAAACGCAGCAGTCAATTAGTAACTGCCGATGGCGTAAAGCTGCTTGTGTATGGGCAGGCAGGCGCGGGAAAAACTTCACTCATCAAAACATTACCGAACCCGGTGGTGCTATCTGCGGAAGGCGGCTTGCTCTCTATTGCGGATGCCGATGTGCCCTACATTGAAATCGGCAGCATGGATGATCTGCGCGAGGCTTATGTCTAATGATACGGCGACCACCG